AGCCGGGTGAGCCAATCCTGCGCGATGTTGTCCGGGATACGCGCCGCCAGCCAGGCATCCTTGCCCTTGCCGTCGCTCTCCAAGTGGTAGGATTTGTTGGCGTCGATGGCCGGCTGCACGTCGGCCCATCTTCTAATAATTATGTCGCCGGTGTCTTCGTTGTACTCAAAGGTCTCATAGATGCCGGTCGCGATGTCGCGGTTGAGCAGGTATTCGGTCATCGTCCCATCTCTGAGAAGATTGCAAAAAGGTCAGCATTTCTGAGATAATGCGGCAGCAGGGCGGTGTATCAGCACCGGCCCCGCCACCTGACCACCCCCAGCGATGGAGCGCTGACGATGGCTAAGTCCACTCTATCCCCCGAAGAACGCCTTGCGAAGCGGCGTGTCGATGATCGCGAACGTAGCCGTATATATTATATTGAGCACAAGGCTGAGAGGCTTAAATATCAAAAACAATATGCCGAAGAAAACAAAGAAGCTGTTCGCGCATACAAGAAAGAATGGAAACTAAAAACCAAAGTTGCACGCCGCCCCTATAACCGCGAGTGGGCGCGCCGTAACCGCCAGGAAAACCCCGAAAGAAGCCGTGCCGCCGGGCTAAAACAAGCCAGACGGTGGCGGCAAGCCAACCTGGAAAAGGCCCGCGCCTATAACCGCGAGCAATCAAAAGCCTGGGCCAAAGCCAACCTCGACATTCGGGCCGCCCAAGCCGCGCTGCGCCGCGCGCAGGTACGGCAAGCTGCTCCTTCCTGGGTGGATCAAACCGAACTGCTCGAAGTCTACAGAAACTGCCCCACTGGCCTGCACATCGACCACATCGTGCCGCTTCGAGGCTTCACCTTTGATGGTTACCGGGTCAGCGGGCTGCATGTGCCTTGGAACCTGCAACGCCTGACAGAGCTTGAAAATGTCCGCAAAAATAACCGAATGAGATTAGAGGACCACGTCGCCGCCGACGCTCCAGTAGGGCCGCCGCTCCAGCTAAATCTGTTTTAGCAAAGAAAAGCCGGCCAGAAATAATTTCTGGCCGGCTCTATATATTACGTTACGGCGCGGTCAGATCGAAAATTCCGCCATTTCCAGCTTCATTATTTGATCTGAGCGTCCACTCTCCCACGAGCATACGCTTCTCCGCATCGCCTGTCTTCGCTAATTCGAACTGCCGAATTGGGCGAAGCCAATCCACACTCCACAAGCTCCAGTTAAGGAGCAAGGCATCCCTCACCCGCATGAAGCGGTTCGGGATAATCCTGACCGTGCTGACAAGATGTTCCGACAGGCTCGCTACACCTGCCGCAGCCCTTGCGGGCTGCTGCATGTTTCCATGCAGTTCAGACTATATCATCACCCCCTGCCTTCGCAGGGGGGCTGGGCGCTTCCGGCCGCTTGGCCGTACTCCCTTGCGGGATAGTCGTTGAACCTTCCGTCTGATACCGGCTCGGCTGCTGATTGCCCTCGACTTTACGTTAGGGTTTTCCAGCAATTCACCCAGTTCTTCGAGGCAACTTACGCCGCCAAGGACCCCATTGAGTCGCCAACGTACACGTCAATCGTAGTAACCAGCTTGCGATCCGACACGTCGTATGTCTTCTGCGCGCCGCCGGCAAAGCCGCTGGCGACCGCCTTGTTCGAGGCGCCGACCATCAGCACGTCGAGGTCTTCCGAGCTGTTGGTGTAGACCGACGCCATTACTGTTTTGAGCATCGCCTCAGTGAAAGCTCTTGGCGTGCCGTCGACCCTGGCGTCAGTACCATCCCCCGTGGGATTTGTGCCCACGTGCGAGACGTTAGTCTTGATCCAAGATAATACCGAAGCAGCTTTGGGTGCTGTCGCCGCCGCGCCAACTACTTTGGCTTGGTTACTAAGCATTATTGCTTCGATATCGATCTTCAGTTCTTTTGCTCTTTTGGTTAACTGGTAAGCCAGCTCGGTGCGTCTGCCTGCTTTATTTACCGCATCAAGTGTTGCACTGATTATTACTTCTTTTCTGCTGATCTGAGTTCTGTTTCCAAGTCTAGTCGTTACTGATGCGGCAGTAAAAGTCGCGATATCGTCGCCCTGGAACTGCGCGTTAGCAGTATTCGGAGCAGCTAGACTGTCGGTTTGCCACTCGTGGTAAACAGCGTCTGCCGTTCCTCTTCCAACATTGGAAGTAAACGGCGTGTCCGAAGGCGACAAGTTGTAGATCATGTCTGAGAGGTCTTCTCTCAGACCTTGCATTCCCGGACTGCCCGCAAAGGTAGTCGCGGTTCCACTGATAATTGCCATGAGAAGAGGGCTCCATCAAAGGGAATGCCGGCGTCTCTCGACGCTGGCGGGGCTGCTTGCCTAAGGCGGCTTTAGGGCATTAATTCAGAGGATCTCCATCAGATAGCCGATCGCGTCTTTTTCACTGCCGCTACGCTTTAGCGCTGCCATTTTTTCATTGCGGCGTTGGGCCGCCCGACTGTCCGGCCTCTGACGTGAAGCACCGGGCGGTTGGACGGGAGTGCCATTGCCGTTGCTGCGCTTCTGCTGGGCCTCCCGGCGGATCACTTTCTGCCGGTCGGCCTGCATCGCCTCCTCGACCACAAGCAGCACCCGGTGATCCACCACCTGGCTGATTTCCTGGTCGGCAAAGCCTTTTTTCTGAAGCCACTGCCGCATCTCCGCAATTTTCCGTGGCCCCTTCTCGGGGTCGGCAAATTCCGGGATGGCCTCGCGCAGCTTCTGTTGCTCGGCCTGCACGGTCTGCTGAAATTGCCACGCCTGAGCTTGCTGGCTCTGCGCCGCAACCCGTTGCAGTTCCTGCTGGATACCGCCGATGCGACCTCTGAGAGCGTCGCGTTCGGCAGAGAGCCGGACATAGTCGGCCGGCTGTTCCTGGGCCAGTCGCTGCCAATCGATCTCTTGGAACTTCTGAGCCTCGGGGGCAGCGACAAACAACAGTTGTTGCAGATTGTTAGCGTAGGCTTCGCGCTCCTGCTGGACAGTGAGAAAAGTGCTTTCGAGTGCTTTGCGATGTTCGGCTATCTCTTGGGTCTTCTGGGTAAAGGCCTTGTTCTGCTCGCTCTCCCGCCGGGCGATAACCGCCTGTGCTTCGGGTGGGAGCGCTCGGAACACTTCCTTGTCTTCTCTACTCCAACTGTTTGGCGGCTCGATCCCTTGATGGTCCGACCCGTCCTCGCCCTCTTGGGCGGGTTCGAGGTCGGGTTCGTAGGCTTCGTCCTCCTCCTCCTCATCACTGGGGGCCGGATCTTCCGGTCCAGGCAACGGGTCTTGACCCGTCTGCTCCGTCTCCGCGGGGCGGTCCTCCGGTAGTGGCCGGGTCTCCAGCGTCCGCGGTTGTCTCTTTTTCGGTTTGTCGTCTAGCAAGCCTTCGATGCCCTCCATAACCTGCGCTTCGGTCATGGCGCGGCTGTCGCTCGGCAGCACAGATACGTCGCCGCCCACAGTGGGGGCGTTGTCGCTCATCTGGTTTGTCCTATGAAAAAGCCCGGCTCAAGGCCGGGCGGTTCAGATTTTCTTGCTCGGCTTCAGCTTGGCCAAGCTCTCGGGCTTTTTGTTCCTGACCACTTCGCCGAGCGCGGCGCGGGCAAGATCGAGAGTGGCGTCCGACACCAAGCCTCCCTTAAACCCGGGCAACTTGGTGTTGTCGGCATCCCGCAACACCTGCTGCAAAGCTTTGACCAGCAATTGCCGATTTGTCAGGCCCTCGACGTTCACGGCTCTTCCGGCGGCGCCAAGAGACCGCGCAGGCGAGGGCGTAAGACCTGCTGGGTCTCACCGCCTCGGTCCATAAATTGGTGCAGCAGCCCATAACGATAATCGGCCGTCTCGGCATTGCCGTAAGACGGCCAATGTTGCCAACCCTGCTGCGCCGCTCGGGCAATCGCCTCGTCCACGGTCAGCGGCTGGGCATCCCACACCGTCGGGATCGAGTATTGCCGGCCACCCGGACCCGGCACCACCGCTTGTAACATGGTCGATACGTCACCCGCCGGCGACACGTAGCTGTCGGGCCGGCGCAGATTGCCCAGATGGTGCCACCACAGGTTCAACTCTTGCGGGCTGAAATCGGGATAGGTCGGGTAATCAGGCATTTCGATCTTCGGCGCGCTGCCACGCTGCTATGCCGGCATTAGCGATCATCACCTGGAGCTGCCCACGAAACCGCTGCATCCCCTGATACACCGCGAAAACCGTCTCGCGGCCCTCGTTGTCGGCTGGCTCGCTACGCTTCCAGGTTTCGATCAGGGCGCGCTCCACCCGGTCCATTGCCTCGTGCAAGACCGGGTTGTCGAGGAGCTTCCTAGCCTCCTCGCCCAACTCGCCCTGGCTTTGCGGCACCGGTTGGGTAGAGCGCCAGGGCTTCTTAACCTCCGCCAGAAATCGGGCAAACCGACCCCAGATCATGCTATAGCCGGACCCGACGGCGGATAGGGCGCGGCCGACCCGACAAGCACTGGTGTAGTCAGGCTTCCGTCCGTCACCGTATTAAGCAGGCTCATCCGCTTCCGCCACCACCAGCGACCACTGCCCCTTCATCGTGTTCGCAAAGGCGTTGCACGCCTGGCACTGGATGCTGCCATCCTCATACAGCCAAAACGCCTCGCACTCGCAGTTGCAGACCCAGATCCGGGGTTTTGGCGGTTCCTTCTTGGCGAAAGCGATGACGGTCACGGCCCGCCTTGCCCGTTCGGCGGGCCGACCGGGCGCTGGTCGTAAGCCCCGGCGGCGTATTTCAGCTCGATCTCGCGCTGCTTTGCTTCGCCGGCGATCTTTACCTTGGCCATGCCGACCGCCAGGTTGTTCTCGGCCTTCTGCCGCTCCAGCTCCTTTTCGTACTCGGCCTTGAGGAGCCCCATCTCCTTTTCGTGCTGCAGCTTCTGCTGCTGGATCGCCGCGTCGGCCTGGGCTTTCTCGTTGAGCAGCCGTTCCTCAGCCTGCGCCTTGATGACGATCGCCTGAGAGTTGGCCTGCGCCTGCATCTGCTCCTGTTGGATCTTGGCCTGCGCCTTCAGCATCTCTGGGTCAGGCGGTTTCGGCGGCGGCGGCGGGCTGCCCGGTGGCGGGCCTTGTCTGGGATCAGCGAAGAAACTGCTCTTAAAGCCCGCATTTTCCTGCAAGGCCTTCAGCGCGTCGTAGACATTCTGCGGGTACACCAAAGGCCCGCCGACACCGCCCTGCTGCTGCACGATGGTGCCCTGCAGTTGGATCACCTGCATCAAATGCTGCAATATCTGGTCGCGGTTACCGGTGCCAAGCCCTACCGACACCGTCACCGGCATCTCTTGTCGCCACTCTCTGGGGTCAACATTCAGCCAGCCGCCGGTCACCCGGATGATACGTTCCTGCTGCTGATTTTTCCGAATGAGGCGCATCACCCCACGCATCAACTCTTCCACCCCGTGGGCGAAAATCCGGGCGAACAACTCCACCCGCTGCGCCGCCGATTGCTGCAACATAGCGATCGAGGCAGCGGCGGTGTTGTTCAGCGCGTCCGGGCTGATCATCTGGCCTTGAGATGATATGCCCGTCCTGAGCTGGGCGATCTCGTCCAGGTATTGGACTAATGGAAAGCTCTTATCCGCAGTGAACGGGATCATCATCGGCTGGACGCCGCCCAGCCTTCTGGTCCTGACGATCCCGCCGGGCCGGAGAGTTAGAAGATCGTCGTAAGTATTCTCATTGACACTATCGTCACCGACCTCGATGCGGGGCCAGTTGGACAGGAAAGCGTTGTCAATCATCTGCCGGATCAAGGTCGACTTGATCAATTGCAGATCCATCGTCAGATCGGCGAGAGACTGCCCGACCAACTTATGAGAGGCGGGGATCGGGCAGATGCTGATAAACGGCACCTCGTCGACGCACTCGACCGCCGCCTTGCCGTCTTTCGTTAGAATGACCATGCCGTTACCGGCGGTCATCACCCGGTAGAGTTCAGATGTCTTGCCGCCTTCGTCGAACTCCTCGACCGCTAATTTGCAGTAGTTCTCCTCGACCCAGATCTCCCTGCGGCTGCCCTTGGCGTTGCCATGCGGCCAGTCCTGCTCCTCGCTATGCCGCTCCACCCGCTCCATACTGAACTCGGCACTATCGTCCATCGGCACCAGGTCGAGGCACTCCTGGTCGTAGCCCTGCTGGACGAGATCGCTATAAGTCCATCTGCGCCGGTGGGACAGGAACGGGATATCGCCGCGTTTGGCCCGGCGGGAGAATAGGATCTCCTCCGGCGGCACGTTCTGGATGCGCACAACACCGTGCTCGCGGGTAACCCGCAGAGTACAGTCGTACAACTCAACCGGCGGAGGCGGCAGTGGCGGAGCCAGCGGCATCGGCGGCATCATACCTGGAGGCGGCCCGGCAGCACCTGGGGGCGGCAGTGGCGGCCCTGGCATCGATCCCGACGGCAGCGGACCACTCCCGTGTCCGCCCATCATTCCCCCCATACCAACCCCACCTGGCAGAGGCCCTGAAGGCGGTGGCACGGGCATTGGAGGAGGTGGCGGCGGCACAAAAGGCCGGTCCATCGTGAACTCGTCCGCGTCCTGGGTGTATTTCGTCAGCTTGACGACTTCGATGTCTTCGTCATCGCCCAAGAGCGCGTCATATTGCTCCTTGGTGAGGCCGGTATAAGTATAAGTCTCGGTGGTCTTCTGGGTGTCCCAATAATATTTGACCCAACCCAAGCGTTCCAGTAGAGCATCCTTAAACCAATCATGGAGCAACATAAACCCGTTATTGTCACTCATCAGGGTATAATTGAGAAAATCCGTTGCTTGCCTGGCAATATTTTCCATACCAGGCCGCGGCGGCTCGACAATGCAGAGCTTGTCTGATGCCGTGAAGATCCGGATAAGTGCCGGAATTACCCACTCCACCGCCTCCAGCACGGTGCGCATGACGACTTGTGATCGATCGTCCACCTCGTTGCCGAACAATTCGCCGTTGTAATACCGCATCGCTTGCATACGGTCATGGCTGAGCTGCCCGCCATCCTTGCCTAAGGCACTGTCCAACTCTTCCTGGATGATGCTCTTGACGTTCTCCTCGTCCAGCTCGTCTAAATCGAGACCCTGGACAATCTCCTCCTGGCGTTCCGGCTGCTGTCTGCCGCCAGGGCGCATGCTGCCCGGCAGATCGTCGCCGGCAAAAGCCGAGCCGCGTGTCGCGTAACCGTCGCTCATCGCTTGCGACTTGCTCCTTTAGCGGCTTTCTTGCCCTTAGCCGTGACCTTGCTGCCCTGCATCAGGCCGATCTTGTTCAGGGTCGCGTAAACCCGCGGATCGCCCTTGCCATAGCGTGAGGCAAGCTTGTCCTCGACATCGGCCACCGCGGTCTTTTTGCCGGTCGGGGTTCGGCGCGGCATCAGCGCGCTCCGGGCGGCCGACCCGGCCCCCGGCGGGCCTCGCGCTCTTCGGTGTGGTTGACCTCCGGGCCGTAGAGATCGCCATGCAGGTCCTTGCCCTGGACGCGCTCGACCAATTCCGCGACGGTCTTCTCCAGCTTCTCGATCCGCTCCGTCAGGCCCTGCAGCATCGCACTGTCGCTCGCACTCATCTCTGCTCCTGAAAAGGAGAGGGCGCCTCGCGGCGCCCTCTTATGCCCTCTTATGCCCTACCGCTTGGGTTCAGCGGTCGGCGGCAACGTATTGTCCGGCCGCGGCGGCGCGCCTTGCCCGGGCGGGCGGTTGGCCGGGTGACCGGGTTGTCCCGGGAGAGAGTTATCCGGCCGTGCACCAGAACCCGGCAAGCTGTTGTCCGGCCGCAGGTTCAGATCAACGCAGACATAACGCCACCCCACCCCGGGGATGCCGACCACCACCCAGAACTCGCCGTCCGGCAACTCCTCGCCCAGCGGCGGCCATACCGTCCCCGGCGGCGGCTTGGTAGAGGCGTCCGGCGGGATCGGCAACCACGGGTGCCCCGGGCTGGCCGGCGGCCAGATCCCCGGCGGCGGCTCGGGAAGAGAGTTGTCAATCTGCCCGCCAGGCGGTAGGCCATGGCTCGGATAGCCCCCTCCGGGGAGAGAATTGTCGGGACGCCCGGGATCGCCCTGGCCAAACCCAGGATCGACCGGCCCGGTCTGGCGTACCCGGATCGGGCTGTTTGATACTGCGACGTAAGCCATTGTTACTTCTCCTGTTGGGGTCTCTTATGATAAAATGCGGGCGGCGCCAATGTTACTAGCATTCGCGCCGCCCTTGACACCGCCGGCTTAGGAGAGCCAGACGATGCCCAAACGTATACGTAGTGCGGCCGAGGCGGAGAAAGACCGCGAATATGCCCGTCGCAGGCGAATGGACCCAGATTTTTACGAATTATCATTAAAACGCGCGCGCGAGTACAACGCCACACCGGCCGCGAAAGCCCGTCGCCGCGAGCGCGAAAGCGATCCCGTTCAAAAGAAATTACTCCGCGAGCAGCAAAAACAATGGCTAAGCAACCCAGAAAATAGAGAACGAGCACGCGAAGTCGTCCGTAAACGCCGACGTGATCCGATCAAGCGCGCAGCAGAACTAGAAGCGCAACGTAATCGTCGCAACGATCCTTCCAATATAGAAACCGTTCGCAAGATTGGTCGCGAGTATCAAAGCAAACGCAGAAACGATCCAATAATAGGCCCAAAAATACGCGACCATGCCCGTGAAGCCGGTAACCAATATCGAAACGACCCCTCCAACAAAGCGCGAATACAAGAAAATGGCCGCAAATATAGAAGTAGACCAGAGTTCAAAAAGCAAAGGCAGGAATACGATAACAAATGGCTAAATAACCCAGATAACAAAGAAAAATTACGCGATATCGTCCGCACTCAAAAGCATCACCGCCGAGCCCGGCTGGCAAACGTTGAGAACACCTTCACTCGGAAGGACTGGCAAACGCTCCTATCTCACTCAAAACACTGCCATTGGTGCAAAACTCCATTCACCACCAAATTGCGACCAACCCACGATCACGTTATTCCGCTTGCCAAAGGCGGGGCAAACACGCTCGCTAACAGTTGTTGCGCCTGCAAGCCGTGCAACAGCAAGAAACACGCTTGGGCGCACAATCCGATAACTGGACAACTATTATTAATCTAAACTATGCCCATTTCTCTATATTTAAGTTTCATCGGCCTGCCTTGTGGCATCTCATATGCAACCGCCATCAATCCTGCGGCGTCCGCCGAATGACTTGACCAGTCATGTTCAGGACCTAATCCTATGCTTCGCGAGTCATCGGAAGAACGCTCATGATACCAGCCAAGCGCATCTCGCCCCGCTTCGGTGGTTTCTTCATTGAACCAAATGCTGGGGAATAGACGCCGCAAAGCCTCGATCCGCATGCGGGCAGCGCCTCTACCTTGATTTGGGATCACCTCGACCGGAAACCCGGCGCTTCGGAACGCACTCTCGAAACTCACATCGTAAATTCGGTCGTGCGTCGCCCCGTCATGCGGCAGGTAAACATTCGCCTTACCCCAACCGCTATCACGCATCCATTGGATGTGCACCGCCAACGGTTCACCGATCGTCTCATAGTGATCCAAAATTCTGATCTCGCGACCGACAAACTGGCAAATCCACATCGCGAAGGCATCTGCCTTGGACCCTGTCCCTCCCAAATCGCAGTAAGCGCGGATCGTAAGAAGCGGATCTCGCATCACCCTGGAAATACGACCTTCCCGTTGCGCTTCACTCAGCAAAGCAGCAAAATACGCACCGGCATGTGCCGTCGCATAGCCGCCTTCCCAAATATGCTCGTATTGCTCTGGTCTTTTCTCCTGGTCCTCCCGGCGGATCTGATCCAATACCTTGGGAAACCAAGGATTATCACGCCAGTTTACCTCGACTATCTTACTGTTCTGCGGAGGGTTAATCCTAAACCTTAGATTTGTCGCGGAGTTGCGCCTCTCCGGGTTGTAACTGACCCAGATTTCTGCATTTTCCTCGCGAACAGTCGGGATAGCCTTTTGCCAAGCGACCTCGGAGACAGGTTCGGCTTCATCAACCCAAAGGAGCCTAATTCGTGCCGTGGACTTGACGCTCTCGATATTTCTTCTAAGTCCGACAAAAGTGAAATCAATACGTCTGTCTTTAGTCCTGATGTACTTTTCCCCAATCTCGTAATTCTTCGCCAGCCACGGCTCACTCTCAATTGCTTGCTTAACCTCCGCCATGCTTGACTCATCAAGCGAGTTTTGAAATTCTCGACCACAAACAATAACCCCGCTCTCCTTCGCCTGGGCGCAGCGTAATCCATAAACAGCAGCCATCTTGGCGAAGCTTCGACTTTTGGCACTACCCCGACCACCATAGGCACCACGGTACAAGGCTTCACCTGAGAATACCTCAACCAACTTCTCCGGCAGTTCGATCTGGCCGCTATTCGACGAACGCATTAACTTTCCCGTGTCCAACCCATGCTGGACCTGGCTCCCGGCAAGGTCGCAGGCCTGGGCGGCAAACGTCCCAGGTCGGGGCCCTCCTCGATGTTGTCGGCAAAGCAGTCGGGCGGCAATTCTACGGGATCGTATCGGGGCCAGTTCGGCACCGGCTGCGATTTGACCCGCTCCAAGGCCAGCCAGCGGTCGCAGGGCTCGGTTACCCGCTCGCCGCACAGCTTGCAAAACGGCAATGGCTTGGCCCAGAACTTCGGCTTGGTCATCCGGTCCCGCCGAGGATGTAGCCGGCAATAGCCGACAGTGCCGCCAACGCCGCCTCGCCCGATATCCGATCCTGCACGCACAGGATAGCGATCGTCGGCACCACCAGAAACAGCACGATCGCCCGGCTGACGATCTTGCCCTCGATCATCGTCTTCACCGTCGCTTCACTGGCGAACAGCGTGCCGAACGCCACCGTGCTAATGGTCATAACGACCAGAAGCCCCAGCACCGCCAGGACCGGCCACAGCGCCCGGTCAATCGGTCCCGTCCATCAATGCGCTTCCCAGGTGCCAGCACCGCCGTTGCACATCACCAAGGCCGGCGTACCGCCACCGCCGACGATCGCAGCGCGGTAAGTCGGCGTGACGGCGTCCGAAACCGTCGCGATCGTCCAGGTATTTGGCACATTACACGCCGGCAAGGCCGCCACCGTGACCGGCTCGATGTGAACACCGGTGGTCCCCAGGCACAGCCGGCCACCGCTGCACACTGTCGTCGTGCCGATCAGCCAGCGGCCGGTGCCCCCCGCGCCGTCGATCCTGCCGCGCTCAGTTGCGCCCGTTGCAAAAATTATCGGGGCACCGCCATTGGTGCCGACAACGCCGCCGCTGGTGTTGCTGAACCATAAATAGCCCAAATTAGCATTTGGTACGCCGGCCATAAAATTGCCGGTCACGCCGCTGCCTTCATACCCCAAAGCCGCCGAGCTATACGACGGCGTCGTCAGAAAATCATGGGCATACACGCCCCAAGCACCAGTCCCAGCCGCTGTCGCCGGCTGGATGATACCGCTCATATTGTTGCCCCAGACGTAGAGCGGATTAGTATCAAAAGGCGACAACCGGCCTAACGCCAAGCTACCGGTCTGTCGGTAGTTTGCATAAGGCGGGAACACCATCCGGCCGTTGTAGTCTAGCGTTGTCAGATTGCCGTGCCCAGGCCGCTCCGCGATCACCGGCACGCTGTTCGCCTGGTCAAAGCCCGCTATGATCACGTTCCCCGGCGGCGTCGCACTGGTCTCTAAACCACGGATCACCGAAGACGATGAAATCCCCTGAAAATATCCGGAGGATGCTTGGTTGTTGTCGCCCGCACCATAAACCGGCCCCGAAATATCCATGCCGTAGACGCGCTGGGTACCTCGCTGGAAGAAATGCACGCCCTCGACCTGAACATTGTCCAGCGGCACCAACTGCAGCATCGGGGCCGACTGAAACACCCCGAAAAGGTTGCGTATCCGGCCGTAATCGCTGTCCTGACCCCCCGTCGACTTGCTGCCGTAGTACAATCCTACACCGTCACTGTAGTTGGCGTTCTGGAACACAAGGTCATGGATCTGGGCGTGCTGAAAGTTACCGCTGTCCAGACCGTCCGTGTAAAAATCGTATTTAGTGCAGCCGTCAAAGGTGAGCCAACCATATTCCGGCGTTTCTTGCGCCCTGGCATCCAGCCCCACCGCAGCCAGCGGTATCGGCCATCGCGGGAAAATGCCACTCGGCACGCCGCAACTGAACCCGATCCCCAGCATCTTGTTATAAATCGGCCACGCCCCCTGCGGCCGGTCCTGCCACATCGTACCGCCGACCGCACCCAGCCACTGCAAGGTCGACCCTGTCGGCGGCATACCGGTCGCCAAAGCTGCAGCAGTACCCCGCACCTCGACACTGGCGGCCGACCGCGTCACCGTCGAAAACAGCCCGCAGGGCCGCTCCGGCACCTCGATCACTGCTCCGGACTGCGGTTCGGCCCAAAACTGCGGGTTCATCGCCGCGTTAAAAGCCGCGCTGTCGTCAGTGCCGTAGACCATGCCGTAGCTGTTGTAGGCCGGCATCGGGTCGAAGGTCGCACCCGTGCCACTGCCAGCGGTCGAGGCTTGGGTAAAACTTGCCGGCACGCCGCCATTGTCGTAGACCCCTGGCGTCGAGGGGTAGATCAGATCCACGTCCATCGTCAGGCTGAGCGTCGCCCCCGCAGGCAGCGTCACCCCGGGCGCTACCGTTGCCATTGTAGCCGGCACAGTCGGGTTGGAAGTATAATGCCCGCCATCGGTGATCGAAATACCGCTTGCCGCGCCCCCTGCCACCGTCAAGTTGCCGACAAAACGCATGCCATTACCGGTGGTGCCGTAGACCTCCCAGGTGCCGTTAGTGCCGCCGGAGCCAGCCGCCGCAATCGCGGCACTGCGAGCGTAGGTCTGCTGCACCGCCCCGATCGTCGGCGTGCCGCCGGTAGGTCCTAAAGTGCCGCCAGCCATCGTGATTGTGTCCCCAGGCGCATAGCCGGCGCCGGTTCCCTTGGACAACAAGCCGGTGACCATCATTCGCAGCGGTGTCCCCGGCACGCTTGGCGCTCCCAAAGTCGCCGTCGTTTCGCTGATCGGGGTCAGCGTTGTCACTAAAGGCAAACCGCCCGCGGCATGGCCGCTGAGGACCGCCCGCTTCACCGCGCCAATATCGCGGAACTTGAGCTTCGCCGTGATCGTCGTCGAGCCCACACTCTGGCTCGGGCTCACCGTGTACGTCCCGGCATTACCGTTCGCCGTGCCATAACCGGTGATTACCGTCCCCGAGGCAATACCGGTGCCAGACAAACCCATGCCGGTCTGAAACGGTCCCCCGGCGGTCACCGTCAAGATATTGCCGGCGATCGAGCCGGTGCCGCTCGACGCCGACAACGTCATCGTGGTCCCACCAGCCGGTATCGTGTAATCGGCAAATACATACTGGACATCGCACTTTGCGCCGAAATCCTCGACGCTTTTGACGATGCCGAGGTTGTTCTTCGCCGCCGGCAGTTTCGCGTTCGAGGCGTCCTGGTACATATCGGCGCGCGCCGTCGTAACCGTCAGCAGCAGAGCCAGTAGTCCAACCAGCTTCCGCATCAGAAACCCCAAAACGATTGCTGGTTCGCGTTCAGCACCGCGCGCTCGCCCGCCGTCAACGCATAATTGTCCCAGACCAACGCCTCGGTGTAATCACAGGTAACTCCCCCAGCCCCACCAATCGCCCCCTGGATCGGGTTCGCCGTCAGGTTCCCAGTCAGCGATCCCGTCGTTTCGGTGGCATCAATCCGCAAAACAGTGCCGGCGCCGTTGATCACCCCAGTGCCGCTGTGCCACACCCCATCCGCCGCGACGCCTGTCAGGCCGGTGCCAACCGCGATCACCCAAGTGTTGGCCGCTTCGGTGCGCAACGTGTTCAAATTACCGTCCGCTATCAGATAACAGACATCGGCGCTGCCAGTGCGCCGCGCCACCCCGTTCAAGGTCATCACCGCCGACGGTGTCACGCTGCCCACCGTCGCAACCCGAACCGCGGCACTCCCCACCGACCGCATGCACGGCAACCCGTTGCCGCAGTCGGCCACGTATTGCGGCTGATTTGCCGTGGTCGCCTGCACCATGTGCCGCGCACCGCCCGACTGGTCGTACCAGGTGTCGAGGAAGCACGTCGTCGCATTGCAAAACGCCGCCGCCGCCGCAGTGTCTATGGGGGCGCCGGTGAAGCCGGTGAAGGACAGGAAATTGATGTCCTGCTCGGCATTGTCGCTGGCCCGCCTGAGGCGGATCGCCGGCCCGCTGTAAGATGATTTCAGCCGACGCATGCTGTAGGCGCCGGCCGGGGTGGCGAAGGTGTCGAGCGGGAGGGGCGCGTAGTAATTCTGCTGGTTGGTGGCCAGCGCCAGCCGCTCCGATGCGGTCAGCCCGTAACCGCTCCAAAGCAATGCCTCGGTTTGATAGCAAACACTCGTCGCGCCGATCTTGCGCGCTAGCCATATCGCCCCCGCCGTCGTGCTGCCGACAGCCGAGCCGGTGGTCTCGTTACTGTCCAAGCGGATTACGCTCGATGCACCGTTAATCACCCCCGCCGCCGCGTGCCATCCGCCATCAGGCGCCGGCGGCACGAGAAATCCCGCGCCATCGGTCAATGCCCATTCCTGCGTGCCGGAATTGATAAAAATATCATTGCCCAGCGTCGCGTTGGTGCCAAGCAGGTGACAATAGGTCGCCGACATCACGTCGCGTTTCGCCACGCCGCTGATGCTCACCGGCAATACCGGCGTAAAACTCGCCGTCGCCAACAGCGGCGCGCTCTCCGTGCTCGTCGTCATGCACGGCAAGCCGTTGCCGCAATTCGCCAGATAAGTCGGCTGCGCCGTCGTGGTCGCCTGGGTGGCGTTGCGCGTGTTGCCCGACTGGTCGTACCAGGTGTCGATAAAACAGGTGGTGGCAGCGCAGAAGGCTGTTGCTGCGGCGACGTCGAAGTCGCCTTGGGCGGTAAAGCCGATGTCCTGGGTGCCGCCCGTGGTCCGTCTGAGCTTTACCGCACTGCCGGCGTAGGCCGACCTGACCTTGCGGAAGCTGTAGGCCGCCGACAGGCTGGTCGCCATCGTGTCAGTGACGGCCGACCCCTGCAGCCGATGGTGCGCCCCCTGGCCGGCGACGTTCGGGCCGGCCTTTAGATAGGCCGACGCGGGCGAGGCGAGGAAGACGCCGACCAGCGCGCCGACCAACCACCTCATAAGCCACCCGCCATCTCGCTGCGCTCGACCGGGATCACAAGCCATTACCCGGGGTCAGGTAAACCGTGGCCGCGGTGCCGGCGCTGATCCCCGCCACATAGGTCTGACCGCAGCGGATCACCTCGACCGTACCCGGCGCTACCGGCATGCTGGTAGCCGCTACCGCCACCACCGCGACATCGCCGCAGGAGAGGAACACCGGCACCGTGCCGCTGTTGTAAACCCGCACATTGTCATTACCCGGCGGGCTCGCCTGGATCTGCACCCGCGCAGTCGACCCCGTCACGCTTAACGTCACCGTGTTGCCACCCGGCTGAAAAGCCGCCTGCTGGGCCGACGCGATCGATAATGTCAAATCGGACATTATGAATAATGCTAGCAATACCAAGGCTTTACGGAACATCTAGCACTCCATTTCTACCTTGGCGTTCATGTCAGTTACCTTCACCACGCTGTTTCAGGCTAAATGCGAACGGTTCGCAGGGATTTAGTAAGCGTGGCTTACTATTTTATACTTAGCGAATACTTTCTGGCCCGCTAGATCAACAAAAAAAATATGTTGTTCAGATTACGGGCGGTTTAGAAAAAAATATCAGGGACTTAGCAAAAAAAAAGATGGGAAAACACGGGAACATCGCACAAACGAGCGGGCGGACCGGGGCCACCGCAGCCGCGATGGGAACCCATTTTTTCGGGGGTCCGAGGGGGGGGCTTCGAAGCTGGAGAGGGTCGGAAGCGGCCGGCCTGGCCCGCTGAGCTGTGGGGGTCATCGAACCCGCCGGCCGCTGCCTCGCCCGGGCCGAAGTAGGGGCTCTCATCCCCGGGCGTGGGATGGCTTATCGCACGTCCCCTCGCGCGCGTATATATAAGGCAACGACGGTAACCAGCCTGGCAACCGCTGTGATGGCGGTTGCTCCGTAGACGAAACCCTAGAGTTTCAGCCGTTTTCTCGTTCCCTTTGGGGTTCGGGCTTCCGCCGGGCTACCGTTAACGCTGTCGTCGTGCTCGATCGTGCGCGGCCGAGCCGCGACAGGAACAAGCTCAATTCGCGTGATCAACGGCGCGCCATCCTCGCCGGTGACCTCCGTGGTGACCTTGTCGCCGTAGCGCTTGGGCTGCATCTTCGAGAGTAGCCACTTCCGATTGTCGCTCAGCAGCCTCAGCCGCTGGATCTCGCCGTTATCGACGAAGCCGTCCGGCCCTCTGTAATCGTTAAGTCCAAATCCAAGTATTTGCTCGGCTATACTTTCGTATCCAAGTTCCCGCGCACGTGCGTATTGCGGAACAAACTCTGGCGCGCGTTCTTCATCCATTGCCCACAGTCTAACAGCTTTCTCGTCTGGCATATCCGGGTCGCGACAGATTTCGCGCAATGTCTCTCCGGTAGCCAGGCGGGCGCAGATCCTTTCCCCGAGTTCCTGGGTATAGAGCGAGGGGCGGCCTCGGGTGCGCGGCGGCTCGTTTGCCTGCTGTTCCGGCCGTTGCATCGCCTTGGCTAATTCCCGGCGCGCCACCATGCCGCCATCTCTTCCGCACAATTCGGACACAAATCGGCGCGGGACGGCAGCATGGTCTCATCGCTGCTGCTGGTCAGTCGCGACAGCCGCGCCTCCCACCAGCCGGTCCACGCCTCCGGCGTCGCCATCAATTCGACCTCCCGGCCGCAACGATCGCAGGCCCGGGTCTCATACTTTCTGAGCGCCATCGTTGCGCCACCGCGCGATAGCGAAGCCCGCCAGACCGCCTGAAAGCTTTTTGGCTATGGTGGTAGCCGAGGAACCTCTCCGCCCATCTGGCGGCCTTCCCTGGCGATCTATCGGGCATTTCACGGTGCCAACCCCCTCGCCCGCGGCAGCGTGCCGTTCAGCTTCGACAGGATACGCGCTTCCGCATCGCCCTTGATGTTCTGAAGTTGCCGTTGCCCGCGGCCTTTGCCGTGATTGGTTTGGTGATCACAATAGCTGATCCGACGCCACGGCATCCGCTCCGCCTCCCTCGCCCACAGCACCATGCGTTGGGTCGGGCTGAGCATATGCAGCCAGGCCAGCACCTCGTCCAATCGGGTAATCGCCTGCGGTGTCGGGGCGGCGCGTTTGACCCTGGTCCTGACATCGCCGTAAGCCAGCCAGTCCCTGAGCATATCCGGCCAGGCCGCCTGCAAGGATCGTTCGAGACCTGGCGGCTTTGGCAAACGCCGCAGCGTATCGCCGGCATCGGCCAACCGATCCCGCAATTCGTCGACCGTCAAAAGGCGGTTTTCGAGCCTTTTGGGCGATCTCATCCAGGCCCGCGCATCCTCGCGGAGTGCTTGGCCGGGGATGGCCCCCGAGAGCATAGCGTTTTTTCATAACAAATCAGCGCAACATGCAAGACCAATCTACATCTAGTCGCGAATTTTCTCCCGCACACTGGTTACGGTAGCGCCGAGGAAGACCTGTTTTGTCCGCTCGATCTCCTCGTCCTCCATCCGCTTGAGCGCCGCCGCCCAGCCGCGGCGCATCGCTGCCTGGTGCTCCGCCAGCATGCTTTCCTGATCGAGCAGCGCCTCGTGCAATTCCGGATCGATCTGTTTTAGGTCGTCCAGATCCCACCGGCTCATAAATAATTCCCGGCTCATCGTACAAATATCCTACGTTTTATCGTCGACTGACTATAACGCTTCGGCGGCTCCGGCAAACCCCAGGCAATTAGTGCTTTCATGCCTTTCTTGAATTTCTGCAATTCTTTTGTCGCATCATCATAAAACCATTCTTGTTTATTCCATTTAACCCATTCCTTACGATCCGCCGGCAGCACAACGCCATCCGGCAACCGTTGCCAGATCGGCTCGTAAAACCGATTGAACAACACTTCTCTTCCGTCATCGCAAGTCCATTTCCCATACGCGCAATCATCCATTCGGCGCATCTCGTGACCAGTACAAAACCACTCGCGCCCGGTTACGCTTAAAAACTTTCCGGCTGGCATAGCCCACCTTTCTTTCTTATTTCCTTTGTTAATTTACCGGCATATTCGAGAATATATTCTCCCATACCAGTCTTTGTGTGGCAGTGCGCTATCCGATGACCGGGTTCCGCTCCATGAAAATGCCAACGCCGACAAGCTGGGCAGTACACCGCCCACTGGCTCCCGCCCGCCGTCTCGAACGCCGGCAGCACCGAGATCGCCTTCTTCGCCATTGCTACCTCTTTTGGTTGCGCGCGCGCCGACTGCCGACGAGGACGCTTGGGACAGATGGGACAGATTTTCCCTTTCCTACGTATGCGAGAATGAAAATATATGTGTAACATAAGGGAGGGACTGTCCCATCTGTCCCTTATGTCCCCTCGGCTTTGCCCTCGTCGGGCTCCTTCGGCGGCACCCCAGTCTCGGTTGCCGTTCGCCATTTCTCTTTTAAATCAAGGCGTTTTCGTAATCTTGACGAACCGCTCTTGCTGGCCGGGTACCCGCGCTCCTCCAGGTTGGCACCAAAGGCCTTTTTCGAGAGCACCTCCTCTTCGTGCACGCCGCACCAGATTTCATACGCCGCATACAGATCTTTGAACGCGCAAGTCAGTCCGTGGGACAGATCGCAACATTCGTCGATGTAGCCCTGGACGCTGTCCTGAGACGCCCGATAGACCGCCGCAGCCTCGGTCATTGCAACCGCAGGTGGTAACCCTGACCGCTGCCATTCGGTGCATCCGCGCACCATCCAGGCCAGGATGCCGGGCAGTTCCAGCAGCAATTTATCCATCAAATCGTTGTCGCGGACTTTCTGCCCCTCGATCAATTCCTCTTTTGGTACGAACTTGATATTAAACGGCAGCAACCTGATCCGATCCCACACCGCCCCATCGGAGCCGCTGACTTTTGGCTTGTTGTTGGTCGCGATCCACAATTTGCATTGCGGTGTAAACTCGAAAAAATCACGATACATTTTACGCGCGCTTACCTTGTCCCCGCCGGTTATCTGTTTCACCAACCCGGCCCGCAGACTATGATTTTTTTCGGTCTCGTTTGTTGTCACAAACCGCGCCCCGGGTAAGGCAGCAACATCATTGCTGGCAGCCCCGGGTGGTTTTTCCGCCCAGGTATCGGCGGGGGTCGACATCATGTAGTCGCCGAGCACGTGCGCCGCCGCCTCCAACAACTTTGATTTACCGTTCTTGCCAGTGCCGTGCAGGATAAAGAATACATTTTCCTTGACCGCGCCGGTCAGCGAATAACCCAGCGCATACTGCACGAACCGGATCATTTCCTGGTCGCCATTAAAGATCTCGACGAGGAAGCGCTCCCAGCGCGGGCAGCGGGCGTTAGGGTCGTAGGCCGTGCCGCAAATTTTGGTGATCAGATCGGCAGGGCTGTGCGGTCGGA